GTTCTGTTATTCTAATTCTTTTCTGTCTGATTTATCCATCTTTACAATGAAATCATCTTCACCTTTTCCATCGGATAATGATTTCCTTAATCTCTCCAATGGTTCTCTTCGTTCTTCATAGTTTTCAAACGGAGATGTGTTGCCTGGTTTAATAAGTATATCAGTCGAATCGGTTTCGGTATCTGTATCAAAATCTGATTCGTTACTTTCTACTATATCTCTATGAGGAATTATCGGCCTACCCAATTCCTTCTCCATACGCTTCATATCCTTTATCTGCTTTTCAATTGGATTTAAACCCTCAATCTCTGGATTCCTATCTAACTTCTCCTGCTGTTCTATAACTATCTCTTCTTCTAAAAATGTAGATACCAACTTATCTTCTTTAATATTTATTTTAAACTTACCTTCTTTTACTTTTCTAAGTTTTTCTCTATCAAGACGTTCAATCATAATACGTTTATGTTCTTCCAATGATTTCTTTACTAAAGCTTTTGCTCTAAGAATTTCCTCTTTTGTTTTAACTATTTCTTCCGTTTTTATAGATTTATCACCTACAATATCAGGATACTTTTCTTTTAAATATAAATCGAATTCTTTTTTCATTAAAGCTATTTTCTTTATGAACTCTTCTCTTCTTCTTTTATCATCAATAAACGATTGTTTTAAATCAGCCCATCTTTCATCTTCAACTAACCTACGTTCTCTTTCTTCTTCGAATAACCTACGTTGATTTTCTTCATCTAACTGATTTTTATCAATTACAATAACATCATCTTCAGGTAATCCAAAAGTAACTTCATCGGGTTTTATTAAATCTATTAAATCAATTGGTTTAGCTTTATCTGAATCATCTATTTTAATATTATCTTTCAATAACTTCCCAGTTTCAATTGTTTTATCGGGAGTCTTAATAATATCAGATATCTTAGTAGTTTCATCTACAGTATTTAGGACTGGGGATTCCAATACGGACTTCAAACGTTTACTAATGAGTTCGTTCAATTTAGAGTTTTCTAATTTCCTTTGTCTTGATTTCGTTGCTTTTCTACTTGCCATAATGTTATCTACCCGTTAAACTCATTTTTAATATTAAACTCACTTCTACGTTTCATTTCAATATTTCTACGTTTATTCTCATCTTTCATACGAATATCAGCTTTGATGTTTCTTGCTTTTTCAATTCTAATCATATGTTCTAATTTACGTTTGAATTCTCTAAGCTCTCGTCTATACTCTTCTAATCGTTTCCAATATAATTCATCATCAACAATTAAATCACCAATTTCTAATGTAGCTATCCCAGTTCCTGCATCTACATCTAAGTTACCCTCATCACCTGTTTGAGATGTTTTTATTAATACATTAGGGTCGGCTGTAAATATTTCTATTACGGGTTTACCATCAGGTGTATCAGGTGAATTCGTTGTTAAAGAATCTGATTTCATCTTACATCCTAAAAATCTAAGATTCTCTACTGCTAATGGTAATTCATCAGTAGTTGTTTGAGATGGGTGTAATGATGATGAGCTAAACAAATTCATTGATGCTGAAGCTTCTGATGAATAGAAGAACTTTGTGAATTGTGCATATTGTGCTGGTCTATGCTCGGATATGTTTTTTTGAACTACATCATAATTCCAGTATCCATTTGAGCCAGTATTCCAATTTATCCCATGACCTACATCAGCCCCAGCTTTGTAGTTTAATATTTTATATCTATATTGAGATGGTAAATACATATCACCTAATTTTGGATTACCTAAATCCTCTACATCATCCTTTTGTGAAGTAATTACCAATAACTTTGGAATATCTATACTTGCGCTATAATATGGAGTATTTGCTGTCAAAGTTGCAACTGATTCTGTAATAGCGGCTTCATATAAATGGTTTTCAGCTGAAAGAGAGTATGAGTTTGATATTTCTGTTTCAAATAAATGATATGATGATTCTAACGGTCTATCTATTGATGCAATTGTTACATCATATTGAGGTTGTGTATAACCTACATTTGCTAAAGATTTAACTTTAGGTCTTTCTAAAATATGTGGTTCAATTAATATACCCGAATTGTAATCAACTCTAGCTGGCATCGTTTGTCTAATTTGTTCAAACACCGACATATCATATTTAGCTAAGATATCTATAGTAGTATTGATTAAGTTTTTAGAAGCATATTTTTTAAATACCTGTCTACGAACATAATCCAATTCTTCATTTTGTTCAGTCATTCCAGACCTTCTATCAGGATTACCAATATAATCATCTATTTCAAAATAACCTGTATGATTTATAATATCATCATTGTACATCTTAGTAGCTGATAAATAAACACCAACTACATTTGAATCAACTGGTGCTGAATCATATTGAGATTCTTCTTTCTTCTCATCCGAATCTAAAATACCTCTTAATGTGTTTTCTTCAACCCTAACCTTATTATTTAAAATATTATTTGCTCCGGCTGATGGTACTTTTGTGTAGTACTCTTCAGTTACACCAATTAAATCATCATTTTCAAAATTAAATAACGAAGCCGTTAAATGAGAACCATTTAAAGAACCAGTTACCTTTTGATTAGGATGTTGTGATGGGTGTGAATCAGGATTCGTAATTGTTTTTAAATTAGAATCTGGTAAAAATCTAAACTTTAAATCAAAGTAAGATGATGTAGGTGAATTACCATGATAAGATTCTCTTGATAATGTATGTTCATCAATTACTATATCTTTTAATTGTTCAGCCCAATATCTAATCTCTTGAATAGAACCACTCATTGTATTTGTATCAGCCCATAATGATGGAGCACCACTTACTGTTCCAAAAGCTTTTCCAAATTCAACAACACCACTACCAGTCCAAGCTGCGTTATAAGATGATTCAGTTGAACCATCAATTGATATACTAGCGGATTTGCTTACTGAGATTCTATCTTTTCGGTTTCTTCTATATTGTAGTTTGTATAAATTATCTTTAGTTATATCATCAACTGAATTCTCTCTTTCGATTAAAAGAGTACTCATATTTTTATCAAATAATGGTACATCCATAATAGATGCTGATTTATATCCCGAACTACCACTTAAATAGAAATGTATATTACCTTTTGTTAAAGTTGTAGCAGAACCAGTTGATTCATACAATACTGCAAAATCACTACCTTTACGAATTACGGCAGTATCTCTATTCATATTTTGTTGAACTTGAAGTTCTATGACATCAATTGGATTCGATTGACCTAACTCATATGTGTTGGAATCGATATCTGTTATTTTATCCCAAGGAACCGTAATGTAATTATCATTATCCATTCTTAAATGGTAAACAAATCTATCATGCTCCCACATAGGTCTAACCTTAGTTTCTATAACGGGCCCACCATATTCTCTAATAGATAAGAATGTTTGTGGAATACCATATGTAGCGATTAATGCTTTTACTGCTCTTGCTGAACCTTTTGTTTTTAGAAGATATGGGATGTTGTTTACAATTCTTCTCCATACTTCGCTATTAATTTGTTCATGTGATTTAGATGGAAGTGAACCACTATTAGGTACATTACCATATTTATCAGTTCCTAATCCAAATTCCCATAATTCTGATGTATCCTTACCATGAGTTAATTTCCAACCCATTGATTTTGCCACATCATAAAGAAGTTCATTCGGCATACCATCGTATGGGTGTTCTTCTCTTTCATTAATACTTGTTAGTGCGTTTATATAAGACCAAGTTATATCGAAGTGATGTCCAATCATATCTACGAATAAAACATATTCTTTATTTAATGGGTCCTCAACTATTGCAGATGGAACTACTTTCGTTAATCTAGCATCATTAAGTGAATCATGTATACTTGCTGAATCTATTAACCCATTGTATGCTGATAACCCTTGTGATGATGTTACACTATAGTTTACAGAAGAATTATCTTTTGGCCAAGGTTCTAATGGATATGCTGATGAACTATAATGTGTATATAAAGAACCTGTTTTTTCCTGATACATCCATCGTTCCCAACCATCCATACCACTAACTACATTATCTTTACGAACTATAGATTGTGATATGTTAGTCATAGCTTCAGAACCACTTACCGATTCTAATGTTGTAACTCTCTTATTAAATGATTCTATAAGAGTTAATTTATATTGAAAGTTATTTACCCGTTCTACTGCTGATGAATATTTAACAAACGATTTGAAATGAGTATAATCTAAGTTCAAAGGTGTTCCACCAAATGAACCACTAATATATTTATCTATAATTTGTTGTGATGTTGAAAGGTTGGTATCTAATAAATCATTCCAACTTTTTAAATCAGTACCTTGAGATTTTCCATAGTTACCCATATCAATCTTAAAGTTTGGTGGAGAGAATTGGTCTTGCTCTGTGGTTTTATCTAAATCATATACTAATACTCTTTCAATATATGAATCTCTTTTTATTTCATCTATAGTACATTTTCCTGCTTGCAATCCATCTGGAAGTGGTTTATACAATTTAATACAAACAGTTTTAAGTTTACTAGAATCATAAGAAGGGTCATAATATCTAATTTTACTATATTTGTATATACTAGATAATCGTCTTGTGTAAGGTGAACGAGGTGGTTTATTATAATACTCCCCAGCTCTGATTTCATACTCACGATCATCAGTTGATGCATTTTGTTTATAAAATATTGGAACTCCACCAGAATCTAATTCCTGTTGCCACACTAAACTACCTGAACTATTTAGTATCGGAGTCCACTTTGCTACCCTACCAGTATTTTGATATACCTGATTCCCATATGCGTTTGGTTTTCTTGAATAAAAGAACTCAACCCAATAATTACCATCCTTACCTTCTTCCGATGGTGCAAAGAATGTTCTCTCTGCAGTCCCATTCCACGTCGAAGGCAAAGGCGAGATGCTTGTAGGAAGTATCATTGGTGGTGGCATTATCTTTACCTTCTCACCAACTCTTTCATTATTATAAAAACTTACATCTGTAATAGTACATATGTTATTGTTCTCAAAATTTAAACCTAAATTAAGTTGATTACTATCAGAAGCATATTGTATTTTATTAAATAATTGTGATAATCCTATATTGGTTTGAGTTGAATCATATTCTAACTCTACTTCAGTTCTATCAGCTGATATATTACTGATTCTTAAATGTTGTGTTAGTGGTTGAACAAAGTTATAAACAATACTATAATACCCAGCATCTTGAACGCCAAGTCTAACATCACGTTCTGGCGTAAGTAATAAATCTAATTTTGTATCCGGGTCGGTATCATTTATTTGATACTCTAAGGTTGATTGTTGTTGTGAACTTATTAATAAATCTGCAGAGTATATGTGTGATTCTAAAACACAACCACCATAAGAGAGCTCATTTATTTCTATTTGATGATTTGAACTTCTTAGGTTTGAAGCATCAGATAACGAAAATGTTTTTACATTTTCAACAGGTACTTTTGAAGTAACTAATATATCAGGATTTTGAAATCTATTTATTGCCATATTTTTCCTTAACTCGAAGTTCTTCCTTGAGGTGCACTTACTGCTTCTGTAGTAGGAAGGCTATTACCCTTCACACCAATTGAAGTTGTTGTTCCACTTGCCCAAGGTACTGATGTTTGTGTTGGTTCTAATAATACTACTTCAAATACAGATTTATCACCAAATATAAAGTTACGTGGGTTTCTTGAACCTACTTGAGTTTGAATCTCAATTAAATCATTTACTCTCATATCAGAGTTTTTTAATACATAACTTAAATTAAACATTGGGTATTTCCATTGGCTATTTGCTGAACTTTGTAACCCACCTACTCTTTTTAATTCAGTTGAAGGGTTGTCTGGAATTCTTTTTCTATTGATTCTTACATATTGATTAATCTCTGTGTAGTCGCCATCATTACCTTGCTGCATACCAACAGTTGTATTGATTTGTAAATCTCTACCAGTATCTATAAGAGGTTGGGTTATTCTATACCCACCTTCACTAAGTGGTGGTCCATATACCACATTATCCCAATAAATTTCTTTGAATCCTGCGAATCTGATGTAATCATCTGTATCTGCTCTTACATCACCATTGTAATAACTTATACCACTATAGTGAGAGTTATCATGCCAACCATATCTAGTTCTAAAAGATGGAGCGCCTGGGGTTAGTTCGTATCTACCACTATATACATCTACAAATTCTTCAACTTCATCACCTTCACCATCAATAGATACACCATTAACATAAATGTTAGATTCATTAATAAACTTTTGTTCAACAATTTGTATGGATAAATCAGGTAATTCGTTTTTAAGGTCATTTGATAATCCACCGACTGTCCTATTAAACCCATCAACTTCATATTTTATAGTTACACCTTTAACTTTATTTACACCATATTGTTTTTGTGTTTCTTCAGGAAGAGTATAAGATATAATCTGATTAGACGTGTTTCTTTTTATATCACGATATTCGAATTCGTTTTCGGTTGTTATGTTAGTTTCTTGTGCCATTATCTTACTACTTTAAATACATACCCATCAAAATATTGCTTCTTATCAGCTCTATCAACTCGGAATTCAAATTGATAGTATCTTTCAGGTTGTAATGTGTTAAACCAAAAGTTAAAAAAGTTTCCAACAGAATCACAACTTACTTTTGTATAATTTGTATCAAATGGAATTAGTACTAAATTTGTTTCTGCATCTCTAACCTGGTAATAAGTAGTTTGTGGTAAATATTTAATAGTAGTGTATGGATTAGAATCTGTAAAACTTCTTTGAGGATATGTTTCTCTTCCAACAAGACGTATTTTAGCTTTTGATAATTCTTTATATTCAGAGTTTAAATCTTTTGGATATAGAGTTATATTATCTGCGGTTAATGGTAATAAAGAACCTGTTGCAAATACCGTATCATCCCATCTAACTTCTAATGTAGGAACATATATAGTATGAGTGTTATTTGAAAAGAACTTAGATGAACCATATTTAATAGAACCACTTTCTTCAGTTGGCTTTCTTTTAATAATGAATCCATCATTAGGTCTAGAACCATTCATCATATCATTAACATAATCAGTTACCTCAATGTTTAAATCATTAGTTAATCTATTAAATGTCTGTGAATACGAAGTATTGTTTATGGATGATGTGTACCAAGTACCACCACCTACGTTCTTAAAGTACCCAGCTTCACTTGTTGATGGGGAATCTAAGGAACCTGAATATGTTATTTTAAAATCATCTATTGATGCAGATTGTGCATTTGATGATGTATTATAGTATGAATACGCAAATATGTAATCACCAGATTTAGATGGGGTGAATGCTATTGATTGTGTAGTTGGTACTGTGAATGATGAGGTTAAATTTGTAACTCCAGTTCTCATTGGTAGCCCATCACTATCATAAATTGTAAATCCAATATCTCCATAATCACCGGGTGTTAGTGAAGATGATATTTGATAGTTTAACCCTTTTTGTAAGTTTTTTGAATACTGAGCATCACCACCAGCCTTATGAGAGTATAAATTTAATTTAGATTCAGATTGAAACATTCTAACATTTGATGAACCATCTACTGCATCTAAAACAACATTTCTTAAATTAAAGCTTCCTTCGTTTTGTGTGAAAGTTTCCCATGCAATCAAATCACCTGATTTTTGATAAATATATATTTCATCAAATGAACCAGTGGTTGATGTACCATCACCACTCCCATCAAAGAACGTAAATCTTAATTCATGCTCACCTGTCGCAGTTGCTGTTAAGTCGAATGATTGGGTTGATGATGCAGTTATAGCACCTACCATACCAGCATAATCACCTTCAGTTTTAAGAACCCCATTAGGGTCTTTTATTCTAAACGATACATCATCAAATGATGCAGGGTCTATTTGAAATTGTACTCCATAATTAATACTATTTTGTAAATAAGCTGGGAATACTAATGTAGTTCCTGCGAAGTTAGATGCTGATATAACTAATTGATTATTTTCTATAAATGCAGTTGGGGTTGTTCCATTAAAATCATTTATAGATTCTGTTAGGAATGCTGAACCTGTTCCGTTAGTAAACCCCTCATATAATACAACACCTTCAGTTGGAACTTTTTTTACTGAAGTTCCGTTGAATACACTTGCTTTATCGGTTGCCCATGGTGAGTTTACACTTCTACGTTCCCAACTATTACCATTTGTGTTTAGTGGGTTATCCATATACTGACCATTACCCTCATTCCAACTTTGTGATACTGGATATACTTCTAATGTATATTCACTTAATACTTCAGAAGCTTGAGTTGAGGTTAAGTTTAATTTGTATTTTGGAGAATTACTTATTTCGCCCGATTGTATTGATTGTGATATTTCTAACAAATCAAATTTTGTAAGTATTCTACTATTACCTATAAAGGTATTTCCATCTTCAGAGAAGATTTTAGAAACTTCTAATATCTCATCAAGTCCAGTATTTTGTGCTTTACGAGTTGAATTTTCATAAATGGTAGAATCTTTTTGTCCGTATATTCTGTAAATCATAGTGTTTCCTCTTTAGAACGATTGTGTTATAACCTGTCCTCTAATATCTTGATTAGGGAATTTCACTTCAAATATACTAGCATCTTTAGCTGGGAAGATAACTCCACCCTTAGTTGCGTTTATGATACTATATTTGTTTGGTGAATAGTTTCCATTAAATTTATTAGTAATTTGTAATCCACCTATACCCTGCTTATCAGGCCTTACAACAGTTTGAACTCCATCTACTTTATCTATTTCAACATATATCTTAGAAAGATTTATAGGTTCACCAACTCTCCAATTATCAATATTAAAATAATCTTTTAATCTAGCTATAGCTCTTAATAAAACTTCATTGGAGTTGAATTCAGGTAAAACTATAATTTCAAAATTTATACCTATATTAATAATATGTGCATCTTTAATATTAACTGCATCAGTTAACATTCTATGATATGATATATAATTCTTTAAATTATATTTGGTAGCTGAGTTTAATTGTGTTAGATTTTTCTGATTATCGTAACCCAATGTGTATAGATTCAATGCTAATGGGTTTGGGATTTCAGTACTAATAAACTGTCCATCGGATTTTTTATTTTCTAATTGATAGTCTTGAACTAAATATGCTTTTGCTACCGAACCAAATTGTGGTGGAAGTGCATAACACCTCATTACATAATCTTCTCTAGTTACAGTTCTGTTTTGAGCTGCGAAGAATGCCATAGCATTCTGTCTAATCTCATCTTGTGTTTCTGTGGTTTTACCACCAACGGCTGGTTGAGGATTTGTACATGCTAATGATTGTCTTATAAAAGATACCACCGCTTTACTAAGATTTATTTCGTTTGCAAATTCAGTTGTACTTGCTAATACATTAGTTAAATCTTTTGCAGGAACGTTATCAACTATACCATTACCAACAGTATACTTAACTGTAAGTGTTGTATTAGATGGCGCAACACCATATGTTTTTGTGTATAAGAAATTAGATGGGTCTAAAGATGAATCTAAATTTTGAGATGTGGCATAAATGGCTGAACCCACATTATCAGGATTTGGAATAATTTCTTCATCAGCGTTTGAAGATATACCAGCTCCAAATTGAATAGCCATAACCCCATCATCTTCAAAATTAGTTGTATATCTTTTTGGAACTCTATTTAGTTCTAATAGATATGGTGTATCACCACTATACAAGTGAAGGTCGGTTGAGTTATCTTCGTTATTATCAATTTGCTCAAATACAGTATCTTGTGCTAAGTATGGTACTCTAGTCCATACATCCCCATCGGAATCTTTTATAGATTTTATTCTAATTAGATTTTCTTCTTCTAATTTAATCTTATCATAAATTTTTGGTGAATCAAAATCATAAGTTGCTGTTTTCTCTTTACCACTCGTAGCTCTTACGGTTTTTTTCAAAAGATAGTAAACAGGTTCGTTTGTATTTTCATCAATTTGATATACAGATACTTCGGTTGGTTCAAATGAAGATGAGAATGCGAAATCAACTTGATTAACTGTTGTAAACTCAACATCTGTAAAATCAGTAGAACCTACAACCATACCTTCTTTGAGAGTCATAGCGTAATCATAATCCGGCTTTACATTATCACCAGAACCAATCGCAGGTACAAGTTGAAAAACTTCCATTGTTACTGATGCTGGGATTATGTTCTTTGGTTTATATCCAAACGAATTAACTATGTTAAATAAGTTTGCGTTTTCTTCTGCTGTTGTTAAAAGAGATTCTCTTAATTGTGTATCTGTATAAAATGATAACACATCACCTACATACGATGCCATTTCCATAAACATCATACCAGGAGATGATTCGTTAAAATCATTGTAGGTATTTGGGAAGTAGTTTTTAGAAAACTCAACTAAGTTTTTTCTAAACTCGCCAAAATCTCTACCGATTAACGATACATCTTTTTGTACTAAGTCGTTTTTTGCTTTCTTTGCCATTTAATTTCCTATTCTATTACTGCCCCATCGGCATCTATGAACAATACTATTTGGGTATTAGCCCCTTGCTCAGTTACTTTGAATCTTAATTCTATTCGTAAATAGTTTCTATCGTGTTCAATCTCAATATTTATATTGTCAATAACTATATAAGGTAACCAGAATTTAATATCTTTTGATAACGTTTCTTTTAATTCTTCATCCAACGATTCACTCATATTTTCAAAAAGTAATGAATAAACATCAGAACCAAATTCAGGTTGAAATGGTCTTTCACCTTTTCTAGTCAATAATAGATTCTTCAAATTAGATACCGCCTGCTCTTCAGTAGTATAACTTTGAGAAAATAACCCATTGGGTTTTCCAAATGGTAATGTAATACCAACTGCGATATCCTTATCCAAATCAATTGGATTATACTGATATACTTTTCTCTCTTTAGCCATTGGTTACTTTCCTTTTTTCTTATCAATCGCTTTCATCAATTGAGAATAATCTTTTGTCATAGCTCCTGCTACTGCAGCAACTTGTTCATTATTAGTATCAACCGGTCTACCATCTATATCAGTAGTTGGTATTGTAGATTGAGAACCACCATGCATAAACCCTTGTGCTTGATTTGAATCAAATGTACTTTCCATATTTCTCCACTCACCACTTTCAGCAACTTCATTTAACATTTCATTCAACAATGGGTTCTTCATAAAAGTTTTCTTTTCAGTAGGTTTAGGTTTATCAGGTTGTTCTGATAGTATTTCTGATAAGTTAATATCTAATGGGTCTTTTTCTACTACTTTAACTTTTCTTTCTTTTATAATTGGCTTAGAAGCATTTCTAACTTCAGTAATAATGGGTTTAAGTTCTTCACGAACAACCTTTCTT